CCGAATCGGCGTTGGACAAAAACGGTAAATTGGTTGTCAATAAAACAAAGGTTGTCCACAAAAAGGCCGCGCCGAATGCAACGGCAATTATCTTTGCGTTGTGCAACCGTGCGCCCGATCAATGGTCGAACCGCCATATACAGGAAATAAGCGGAAAGATCGAAACGGAAACCAAATCGAACGTTTCTTTGACGAATGTTCCCGACGAATTGTTGGAACAGGTTATTAACGCAATCAATACGAAATAGTATGCCGATGCGATACACAACACGCCGTAAACGATCAAAGGCGGGGCGCGAATTGGATTTGGCGTACAAACGCCACGAAATCGGGTACGCGCATTATTGGAAAATATGGGATAAACCGAAATATTGGGCGAATACATAATGGAACACGAATTTATAGACGATATGTTTAAGCGTCTTTTAATTGATGAAAAAAAGACGTTTGGACAGGCGTTCGAACAAGTTATACAGGAAAGGGCGAAAACGATTCGGGATCTAAACAGGATCGAAAACGCCTACCAATTGTTTTGTAAAAAGTTTCCCGACGCGGAACCGCATTATTTCCGTTTGTGGATATATGACACGCGCCGCGAAGATTTTGCAAAATGCAAGGTTATTTTTAAGTGGGCGGATAATTTCGAATCGAAAAGCGTATAAATTCCTTTTGACCGCAAGGCCGGACAGGGGCGAACCCGCCCCGTTACCTGTTCGGCCTTTTTACTGAATAATGGACGTTGACACGATGCAAATAACGCGAACATTGGCCACGCACCCCGAATTGTTTTTGCAAGAGGGGGCGCGGCGGAATCTTTTATGGTTCGCGCAATATATGGACCCAAATTTCCAACCAACGCCGTTTCACAAAGCGTATTACAGGGTATTAGACAAGTTCGCAAAGCAACAAATACGGAAACTGATTATACAGGCCCCGCCGCAACACGGCAAGGCATTGCGATACGATACGCCCGTACTTACGACAACAGGTTGGAAGCGACACGGGGATTTAAAGCCCGGCGATTTTGTTTTCGGCGGGGACGGGAAACCACGGCGCGTAAAATGGAATAGCGGGGTATATAAATGTGAATCGCAATTCGTGAATTTTGCCGACGGGTTCAGTTTGATTGCCGCCCGTCAACACGAATGGGTCGTATATGCTGACCACGATAACCACAAAGGCCGTGTTCGTGAAATTGTAGAAACGCAAAACATTTTTGCGAAACGGAATCGGCGCAATCCTTTTATTCCCGCCGATGCAATTATCGAAATGCCGAAACGGGTTTTGCCTATTGATCCGTATTTATTGGGCGTATGGTTGGGCGACGGCAACAAATTCGATAAATGGATTTCTTGCGGCGCGGAAGATATAGAACATTTACGGCAATATGCGATAGAAATTAAAAAAGACAAAACCGCTTTTCGTGTTCATTTGAAAGGACTTGAAACACGGAAATTGCGGGAAATTGGCGTTTTGTTCAATAAACATATACCCGCCGAATATTTATTGGCCGACGCTGAAAGTAGGCGCGAATTATTGCGCGGATTAATGGACACGGACGGTTATATAAATACCCGTGGGACGTGCGAATTTTGTCAAAAGGACGGCATTTTGGCAAACGACGTTTACTTACTGTTGCGATCGTTGGGTTATAAAGCAACACGGCATAAATACGTTGCCCGCCTATACGGTAAAGATTGCGGGAACAAAGTACGTATTATGTTTAATCCGGATCGCACCGACAGGATCTTCGATATTCCGCGAAAACAATTGCGTTTGGAAAATAAAACGTGTTCGGATCGGCCCGATAAAAAGCGGTTTTTCATTGATTCAGTAACGGAATACGGCGAAGCGAACGTAAATTGTATTGAGGTTGACGGCGGGATTTATCTTGCGGGGTATGAACTTGTACCGACGCATAATTCGCAAGGTTCAAGTAGATTCCTACCGGCCGAAATGTTGGGGCTTTATCCCGATTTGCGCATTTGCATTTGTTCGTACGCGGCTACAATTGCCAAAGACTTTAACCGCGACGTTCAAAGACTGATTGATAACGAGAAATACCACGGCGTATTCCCCGAAACTTGTTTGAATGGATCTAACGTCGTAACTGTTGCAAACAACTATTTGCGGAATTCGGACGTTTTCGAAATCGTAAACCATACAGGATCGTTGCGCGTTGTGGGCCGTGGCGGTTCGCTGACGTCTAAAACCGTTGACGTTATGATTTTCGACGATCTTTATAAGGATTCGTTAGAAGCGAATAGCCCGCAAATTCGGGCGACGGCGTGGGATTGGTACACAAAGGTTGCACAAACACGATTGCATAACGATTCGCAACAACTGATTGTATTTACCCGTTGGCACCCCGAAGATATAATCGGCAAAATACTTGAATCCGAACAGGTAATCGTCGCCGAAAAGTGGGAAGATTTCGACAACATACCGGCGGGCGCGTGGGTATTGGTAAATTTCGAAGCGATCAAGACGGGGACGCCCACGGAAATAGACGGGCGCGAAGCGGGCCAACCGTTGTGGCCCGCGCGTCATTCTTTGGAACGCCTGTTGGCCGCTAAAAATTTGGACCCCGTGGGTTTTCAGTGCTTGTATCAAGGAAACCCCGGCGATGCAACCGCGTTGTTGTATCAACCGTTCAAGACGTGGGTAAACAAAGATGATTACGGCCAATATATCCGTTCGGGTTGTTACGTGGACGTCGCGGATCAAGGGGACGACTTTTTGTTCGCGGCGTCGTACGATATAGTCCGTTCGGAAAACCAAATTTGGAACGAACATAACAAGCGGTTCGAACCGTTGTTGTTTGCGCTAATAACGGATATTGAATTTACGGACGAATCAACGGACGTTACGACAGTAACCGTTCCGCGACTGATCAACGGAAACGGCGTCCAAAAAGTTTGGATCGAATCGAACAACGGCGGATCGCAATTCGAAAAAAACGTAAAGAAAAAAATTCGGGCGTTAACGGTCCCGTTCTATCAAGGCCAAAACAAAGAATCGCGTATCGTAACGAACGCCCCGTTTGTGAATCAGCAAATAATAATGCCGTTCGGGTGGGAAACGCGTTACCCCGCGTTTTACAAGCACGTTACGGGATTCTTGCGCAAGTTCGACGCGAACGAACACGACGACGACGCGGACGGGCTGACAGGAATTTACGAAAAGGAACTTGCCGACGGGAATACCAAACCGTACAACGCAATGTCGCGGGGCGTACGGGTCCATTAATGGCCGTATAAGGGCGTTTCTTTGAAAAGATAAGGAATTACCCATTTTTGAAAAGAAATTCGATTGTAGGCGATTTTTCGAAAAAATAATTACATTTGCACTTGAAAGGCGGTCAAGGGTCAACCGTTGAAACATTGTTAACCAACTAAAATTCAAAATTATGTCGCTTGTTTGCCAATGCCCGGCCGCGTCCGCGCTGACGACCATTCCGAACGTTGCCTGTTCGGAAAATTTCGGCCAAATTCAAAAAGTTGCATTCCAACGCTTGCGCAAGGCCGACGGAACGCGGAACAGTTTTACCAATTCCGCGTCTATCTTGCTGAAAGCGTCGTGGACCGCGCTTCTTGCCGCCGCCGACGGTAGCAAAATCGTTGTATCCCCGTATATCAACGCCCCCGCTGATTCCGGCGGCGACGCCCGTATGTCGTCCGGCGGAAACGATGATTTGGGCGGTATTGCAGAGGTTTTGGGCGGAAATCCCGTTCAGTTTGACGGGCAATTGCGTTCGATCCCGCAATCCGTTATCAAGGTTATGAAAGAATTGCAATGCGAAGCGAACGCGGGCAATTTGGGCGTGTTCCTGTTTGACGAAAACGGAAACATTCAATGTGTGGCTGAAACCACAGGAACCAACCCTGTCGTTACAACCTATTACCCGATCCCGATTCGCGCCCTGTTTATCGGTTCGCTGATCCACGGCAATTTCGACGCAAAGGATTCCAACGCGATTAGTTGGCAATATCCCGACAACTATTCCGATGATCTTGCAATCGTGAAGCCGACCGACTTTAACCCGCTTACCGATTTAGTCCCCGCGTCTTAATCGTATGAACGCCAAAACAACAACGGTAACGTTAGTTGCAAACGGCGTTACCCGCCAATTTGAAATTTCCCACGCCGAACGTTTGTTGCGTATGCCGAATAACGGCGGTTGGGAACTTACGGCAAACAGTAATTACGAATTTATAGACAATGGGATACGACGTCGCGGCAATAAGAAAAAGGATATCGGAAAATAGACGTGCCGACGTGCTTAACCGTGCAAAACTGCACCAATCGCGGATCAAGTTTCACACGGTTAAGCGCGTTACCACGTTCAATTCGCCGTATATCAGCATTCCGCTAACGCAATTTCTTGCAATGGCGGAAAATATCTTGCCACACGACAAATTCGTATTATTCAAGGCCCTATTCCGCTATCCTGTCAAGACAAACGAAATTACCGAAATTTGCTTCGACAAGTTAAGCCGGATTTTTGACGGCCGAAACCCCGCGTTTAATTATCAATTCGTCAATACCGCACAACGGGACGATTGGGAACGGTACAGGGCGGAAAAGTTGGACGAACCGAACGTATGGTCCACGAAAGGTTGGGAATTCTTCAAGACTGAAATAAATTCCGTGCTGATCGTGGACGTAGCAAGGGAACAAACAACCGATCTACCCGAACCGTATTTCTATTGGTTGCCCATTGACGACGTTATTACGTACAAGGCCGACCACACGACGGGCGTAATGGATTACATTGTATTCCGCCGCCGGGACGAAATTATAGTGTTGGACGATGAAACTTACCGCGTTTGGGACGACAAAAAGCATACAGGACAAATTAACGGTATGCCGAAAATCGAAGCCCCGCACGATTTGGGTTATTGCCCGGCCCGTTTCTTTTGGAACGAACCGATTTCGTTAGAGGACCCCGACGTAAAGGCGTCGCCGCTATCCGCCGAATTGGAAAGTTTGGATTGGTTCGAATTCTTCCACATTTCAAAACGGCAATTGGATCTAATGGGCGCGTATCCCATTCTTTCGGGTTATGAACAAAGTTGCGATTTCACAAACGCCGAAAACGGCGATTATTGCGACGGCGGATTCTTGCGCGACAAGCAAGGCCATTACCGTTTGGATATGGCGGGATTACTGTTGCGTTGCCCGAAATGCGGAAACAAACGGATTATCGGCGCGGGATCGTTCGTTGAAATTCCCGTCCCGAACGCGGAAGAAAACCAACCCGATTTGCGCAACCCTGTTCAAATCTTGAAAGTTGATCGGGAATCGTTGGATTATAACGTCGAAGAACAAAAACGCTTGCGGGAAGAAATCATTACCGCCGTTGTTGGTCAAGATGAAATCGTAACGAACCGCGACGCGTTCAACGAACAACAGGTACGCGCGAATTTCGAATCGGTTACAACGGTATTAAACCGCGTCAAAAAGGGTTTCGAAGCCGCCCAACAATGGGTTGACGAAACGATTTGCCGTTTGCGGTACGGAAAATATTTCTTATCGGCACAAATCAATTACGGAACGGAATTTTACCTGTATTCCCCCGACGAATTGCGGGAACGGTACAGGACCGCAAAGGAAGCGGGCGTTTCCGAATCGGAATTGGACGTTATGTCCAACCAAATTTTAGAAACGGAATACCGAAACGATCCAACGCAATTGCGCCGAATGCGATTGCTTGCGGAACTTGAACCGTATCGGCATTTGTCGCGGCAAGAGGTTTCCGAACTGTACGAAAAAAATCTTGTTTCCGACGTAGATTTGCGTATAAAGTTAAACTTTCCTAATTTTGTGCGAAGATTTGAACGCGAAAACACGAATATTTTGGACTTTGGAATCGAAATACCGTACCAACGCAAGATCGAAATTATTACTGACCAACTACGGCAATATGCGCAAGAGCAAACGCCGAACGTGGCCAATGTTTAACCAATAAAACCGAAAGGATAGTATGTTAACAAAAGACGGGCGGGATACCCCAATCGAAAGACTAACCCCGGACAACTACATTGTTCCCAAAGGCGAAGAACGTGCATACCACGCCGTTATTGAGGTCAAACAATTTGACCCGAAAACAGGCAAGCGCATTTCAACGCCACGGGTGCAAAAGTTCGGGAAAAAAGCGTTTGAATCCCATATCGCCGACAGTTTGCGCAAACAGGGATACGAAATCCTAATTTTGCACGATCCGAACGCGTGGATTAAGGATCAACAGGCCAAAGCCGCCGAATTAGCCAAAGCGGAAGCGGAAGCGAAGAAAAAGGCGGAACAGGAAAAGTTCGATGCGGCCGTCGCCGCCGCCGTTGCGAAAGCACTTGCGGACCGCGAAAAGGCCAACGAACAGGAACAGGGCGAACCCGCCAAAAAGGGCCGTAAAAAGGCCGATAAAGAAGAAACCGAATAACAACTATTAACCGTTACAGTTATGGCACAAATCGCACAACAGGACAATTTGTTCATTGACGTTTCCACTTTGGGGACGTTTACCGACGATCAAAAGAAAAAGTTGGTCGAATGCTACAAAGCCGGAACAATTCTTGACGTGGTGCAACGTTCCGCCGTGGGCGTTTCAAAGTGTATTTCCGCGTCGTATGCTGACGTAAGCACGACCCGGACTTATACTTTCGTTTTCGGCGGCGCGTCCTTGCAATCCGTTACCGCACAGGAAACCATTTCCGCGTAACCTGTGGGCGATACCGTGAAAGACTGAAACCAAATTCAAAGGGAAAGAATTATGGCACTAACAACCGAACTTTTGAAAGGCAATTCCGCAACGGCGGGCCTTTCGGACGAACAAATTAACGCCGTGGTCGAAATGTCCAAGAACGACGAAACCGCCGTTATTGGCCAAAAGACAGGCGAAATTTACGGCGGATTAGACGCGGATATTTTGGCCGCGTCGGGGATCGCAAAGAACGGGACCGAAAAAACCTACGATTACGCCAAACGGGTAATTGGCGAAATCAAGGCGCAAGCGGGAAACGCAACCGAACTGCAAAGCCAAATTTCCGAACTGACCAAAGAAAAGGCGCGTTTGGAATCGGTAATCGCAAAGGGTGGCGCGGACGCTGAAACAAAACGCGCTTTGGAACAGGCAAAGGCCGATTTGGGGAACGTTACGCGGGAATACGCGGAATTGAAAACCAAATACGACAACGCCCAATCCGAACACGAAAAGGCCCTGTTCGGAATGAAGATTGACGGCGAATTTGCGAAAGCAACCGCCGGATTGAAATTCAAGGCCGATTTGCCCGCGTCCGTCGTGTCCGTCCTTACTGAACAGGCCGTCGCCAAAGTAAAGGCGATGAACCCCGAATATATAGACGACGGTAACGGCGGAAAGGTCCTTGCATTTATGGACAACGGAACGCCCCGTCGAAACCCCGAAAACAATTTGCGCCCGTTTACGGCGGCCGAACTTGTCGCCAAAGAACTTACAACAATGGGTGTGTTGGAAACAGGACGCAAACAAACGGGGGCGGGATCGCAAGGCGGAAAAGAAATTCAAGGTTCGGGCGGAACTGTTGATCTTTCGGGCGCACGTACGCAAGACGAAGCGCACGAAATTATTGCAAAGCAATTAATGGCGCAAGGAAAGGTCAACGGAACAAAAGAATTTGACGACGCAATGGCGCAAGCGTGGAAAGAAAACCGCGATGCAATCAAGGCGTTGCCGATTCGCTAACAATCCCACCGGGTAACGGGTCAATCCGGCAAACATTAACCATTAAAAACATTTTTCATTATGTCCCTTATCGCAACCCGTTTGCAAAATTGGCGCGTGGAAAATCCGGAATTCGACCGGAATATGGCCCGCCCGTTGGAATACGGCGCGTTGGATTTCTTCATCGAACAAACCAACGCCGCGAATTCCATTATTAACCCGAACTTGCGCGACCGCGCGTTCGAATCTATCGGCAACACGGTTCAAATTCCCGTCATTAACTACGACGGCGACGTTACCGTGTCCAACGTCCGTTCCTGTGTCATTGGCGACGACGAAAATACGTCCGCCCTTTACACCGTGAATTGGGTAACGTTGGCCGTTGGTTTCACAATGGTCCCGCAACTGTACCGCAACAACGAAATTTCCTACGAACACGATTTCGCCCGCAAAATGGAAAAGGTTTGCCGCGCCCTTGCAACCGCAATGGACGTTTTGGCAATCGCCGCTTTGGAAGCGAACAAAACCCAAGTGTTCAAGGATCAATTGTATTACACCGTAACGTCGAATTCCGTGCAAATTCCGTGGATCGCGCGAATGGAATTCCTTTCCGATCTTAACGCGATGATGCGGGCGAATGCCTACCCCGAAATGTTGCACGTTATCGGCGGCGCGGGCTTCGATTCGTTGGTCCGCAAGTTGGCCGAACACGATATCTATAACGACGTCAACAAGCGTTTGGAATACGATAACAAAGTGTTCCACTATACCAACAACATTACCAACGAACAGGGCGTGTTCGCCACGGGTTACGTTGTCGCCGACGGTAATGTGGGCGTCCTTACCCGCGTTGACCGCGAAGCCCTTGCCCGTACCCGTGCGAATTTCCACGAATGGGACGTGGTGCGGCTTCCGTTCATTGACTTGCCCGTGGGTTCCCACTACTATACCGCCGTTGGCGACCAATCCGGCATCGCCGGGGCCGCTTCCGCCGATATGGTTTGCAACGTCAAGGAATATTTCGGTTTTTCCGTTGACGTGGCGTTCCTCGTTGCCTACAATTCCGCGCCCGAAACCGTTGCCAACCCGATCATTAAGGTTGAATTGGCCGCGCCCGGAACCGCGAACCCGTTCGCCGCGCCCGTGGAAATCGTGAATACGGAAGATAACCCCGTCCCGACACAGGCAATTACCACCTAATCGGGACTGACTGAAACCAAACCACGCGGGGACGGGAACAAAAACCCCGTCCCCGTTTTTCATTTGTAAAGAACTTTTGCACGTTCGGAAAACCTGTAAAGAAATCGAACTTTTTATGATACGTTTACAAGATATTCAAACGGCGTTATTGCCTGTCGTTGGTTGGCAACAGGATTACAACCCCCAAAATCAAATTGACGACGCGTTGACGCAATCCGAAAGCGGGTTAACGTTTCAAGGGGCGCACCCGCTTTGCACGTTGGCGAACGTCCGCGCAATTATGCCGGACGATTACTTGTATAAATACCCCGATTGGAAGAATACTATTCCGTACGCGGTCGGCGTAAAGGTCAAGCACGGCGGGAAAGTATGGGTTGCCGTCAATCCGAATACAGGATCGGCCCCGACTGAAAACAACCCCGATTGGGCGGCGTACAATATGGTTTCGGACTTTGTGCGGAACTTGACCGTTAACGGGATCAATACGGCCGTTCAAACGTTCATACAGGAAAAGCAACTGCAACAGGAAACGCGGAATTTGTTGGAACGTCGCACGTTCTTTGACGGGGCCGCACGAATGGCCGCGACCATTGATCCAACGGGAAAGATCGTTGGTTTCGAAATCGTCCCCGTCCGCGCAATGGGCGTAACAACGAAAATCGAACGGATCGGTTTGCAAATGATCGGGGCCACGGGAACGGTAAAACTTTACCTGTTCCATTCTTCGCAAGTTGCGCCAATGCGCGAAATTGAACTGACGTTTACCAATACCCACGGCGGGTTCCAATGGTTTACCCCGTCCGAACCCATTTATTTGCCGTATATACCCGGCGCGGACGGCGACGGAAACGACGCGGGCGGCGCGTGGTTCCTTTGCTACAACCAAAACGAATTGCCCGTGGGAATGCGGGCGTTGAACGTTTCGAAAGATTGGTCCGTCGAACCGTGCCAAACCTGTTTAGGCGGTTCGATTGATTCGTGGCGGCAAATGACAAAGTATTTGCAAGTGTCGCCGTTCGGAATCCACGCCCCCGCCGATTTCGCCGAATACCCCGAAATGTTCGATATTGGGTTGATCGGTTACACTAACACGATGAATTACGGGCTTAATTTGGAAATTTCCGTGGGTTGCGATCTTACCGACTTTATTATTTCGCAACGACAAATCTTTGCGACCGTCATTCAAAAACAGGTTGTGGCAAACGTCTTGCGCACTATTGCGATGAACCCCGACGTTCGGGTAAACCGTAATCAAGTGAACGTTACCCGCGACGAACTGTTATACGAATTGGACGGAAACCCGACGGGCCGCGCAACGGGTTTGGGGTACGAACTGAAACAGGCGTATAAGGCGTTGTCAATTGATACGCGGGGATTGGATCGTATTTGTTTGCAATGCAACAACCACGGCGTAAAATACCGTACCGTTTAGCCCGAAATAAACTTATAAGTTAATTTTGCAAGAAATGGCATATAACGGGCGTTTTGCCGAAAGATAATAAACTTATCGTCTTTTTGACGAAACGCCCGCAAATCGCCAAATAAAGGCCAATACGACGAAATGGGAATATTAAACGACTTGCGGACCCGTGTTCAATCAGTTAACGACGGTTTGACGACCGGCGAATTAATCCGCAACGTCGTTGTTCAGCATTCCGAAGATATAATCGAACAACAACGGATACAATTATTTGAGGGCAAGAATTCCAAAGGCGAAGATATGCGCCCGTTCTATTCGGAAGATTTAAAACCCAAAGGGTATTTCCATTCCGTAGAATCGGCCGGACGTTACGCCGCGTGGAAACAAGACGGGATCAATTATCCGTATAGGGCCAACAGGAACCCCGACGCCCCCAACCTGTATATTAACGGACGCTTCCACGACGAATTGGGCGTACAGTTTGCGGCCGATACCGTGGGAATCGTACCGACGACGCCGTACGCGGCGGGGATCGTGGCCAAATACGGAATTACCGCTTTCGGGCTTATGGTGCAAAAGTGGGCCTATATCTTTACCGATTGTGGCGCATATCAAGAGTTGATGAACGAATTAAAATCCAAACTGTATGTATAGCGAAACAAACGCCCCGATTATCAATAACCCCGTAATGTTGGATAGGGTTATCGGGGAAATCCAAACGGGATTGGCGAACGGGTTGCCGTGGTTGGACGCGGCGTTCGGGCGTTCCCAACGCCTTACGAAAATGGTCAACGGAAAAAAGATCGTTACGCCCAACGTGTATTGCGGTAATTGGAACGGACACGGCCCGAATGACTATATAGAGGTTTCCCCCGATTCGAAGATCGGGAACTTTGCTTTTTTCGAAATAGAGGACCCGCAAACGATAGACGCGGGACCGTGGGCGCGACAAATTAAGGCCCCGTTCGGCCTAATCGTTTGGTTTGACTTGACGCGCGTTTACAATGCGCCCGACAACCGCAATACCGAATTGATCAAGGCGGAAATATTGCGCATATTAAGCGGGCGTTCGGGGTGGTATCTATCGCAAGGCCGAATTACGATCAACAGGATTTACGAACGCGCCGAAAACATATACAGGGGTTATTCCCTGTCGGAAATTGACAACCAATTTTTAATGCACCCGTTCGCGGGCTTCCGCTTCGACGGGCTTTTGGAATTCGACGAATTATGTATAGCGGAATAGTTGCTTTTGTGTGTTACGTCGTGGCCGTCGCGTTGTCGGCCGCGTTCCTGTTGGGCCTTGCGTACAAATGGGGTTGGATAGAATGGTTACAAGTACACGCCCCGAATGATTTCTTGTATAAATTGTTTTCGTGTAAGTTTTGTTGCAGTTGGTGGGTTTCCGTCATAATTTCGTTAACTTTGTGCGTAACGACGGGTAATTGGTGGTTGTTGCTGATCCCCGTTTGTTCCACAGTAATAGCGCGTGAATTATGGTAACGACGAAAATAGGAAAACACACGGTCGAAATGTACGACACAATAGACGAATTGCCGATCGTACGTTTCCACAAATACCAAAAATTGTTGCTGATTGATTCGGGCGTCGGTTCGGATATAGCGGCGTTCGATCAGCGCACGGAAAAGATGCGCCGTTACCTTATGGACGGAAAGACGGAAAAGGCGCAACAGGAATTGGAAAACTTGCGCCAATCCGTGTTTATGATCCAAAACGAAATCAACCCCAAACACAGGGCGTTTGCCGTGCTTGTAACGAAGATTGACGGCCACGAATGCAACGACTTGACGGACGACGCGTTGTTGCGCATAACGGCCGAACTGCAAGACGTCCCCGAAAAAGAGTTAACCGCCCAATTGGAAGCGGTCAAAAAAAAAATTGACGGGGAATTAAGAACGTACTTTCCCGCCCTGTTTGCCGATTCGACGGTCAAAGAATATTACGATTTGTTGAAGAAACGGACTTTGGGCGTTTTGCAAAATATCATTGACGGCGTGGACAACCCCGACGCGACGCCCGAAATTGAGAAATTGACGACCGCGCTTATAACGTATTCGAACCCGAAATGTTTTAGCGGTCCCGAATCGGCCGAAATCCAATTCGACCGCCAATTCGAAAATATTTGTTTGGTATTGTCGGAACAATTGCACGTCAAACCGAAGGAATATTCAGTATTGGAATTCTACAACGCGTTCGATTTCGTACAGGAAAGGGCAAGACAGGCGGAAAAGGCACAAAAACGGGCGAATAAGCCACGATAAGGGAAAAGATATATAATTTACCGTCCCGAAAGAGAAACGCCCAAATTCGGGACTTTTAACAAAAATAACTGTTATGGACAACCCGAACCCGATTTATTACCGCGATTTAATTACGCCCGACAATTCGATTACGGACTTAATCGCACAATTGGACGCGCTGATCGCCAAATACAATACGGTTAAAAGCAACATTCAAAGCGCGGCACAACAGGCGGCGCAAAGTATGTCGAATTTGTCCGGCGCGACGGAAGAACAACG